ACCCTGATATAACCAATCCATTGAGATTGATTAAAGGTAATGAGTTATCCATACAGACAGATTGTCCTATGTTTAGATAATAGTATGCTTCAGTCCCCGAGCAGGTTGTCCCTGAAATAAATTTTGAACCCCCTGATGGGTCATTATGAACATAAAAATTACAACTCATTATCTATAAATATACTTTTTGTTTATCTCAATGTTTTTAACAAGGACTACTCAATGTGTCTATTACCCCATCAGTACCGATTTGAATAGCAATTCCTGAATTTGCTGATGAAACACTCTTGAAATACTTGTTATTACCATCAAAAACAGTAGTCAAATTGCTATTTGTATAGAATACCTTACCATCATTGAAGATATCTTGGAAATTGGTTGAACATCCACTAATACCTTGTGAGAAATATACGGTCAATGGAGTACCAGTTCCTTGACAAGCATCCGTTGAAGTATCCCATCCACCAGGACTAGGTGATGCTGATACATTGAAGTATATTGTTATATTACAAGATGTTTGCGTCGGACTCGGAGTTGGAGTAACTGATGCTTGAGTTGGTGTTTGAGTTGGTGTTGGAGCAACACAACCTGATCCACCTGTAACTCTTTGTAATGAACCATTCACAGTATGTAATGGAGATGTTGTTGGAGAAACATTGTTCCATGTCCAAAGATATGATGTCATTGGATCAATGTATGTTTGACTTGCTATTAGTGGAGCGATTGTGGTGCTGTATTGTGGTTCTGTTATTTCACAAGGATTCAAAGTCCAATAATTTACAGGTGTAACTGATGGGGTTGGAGTTACAGTTGGTGTCATTGTTGGGGATGGTGTTGGAGGACCAAATGTACATTCCTCACAACTTGTATATGCTGATAGATATGTCCAAGGCGTATTCTGAATGAATGTTGGTTGAGTATCAAACACACAAACACTCTCTGTCGTTGTTGCATTGTATATCTTGACAGACGCTGACCCACCTGATAGTTCTGATAATAGAGATGTAAATGTATAAGTTGTCGCACTTGTCTCACAATCCAATGCTGTATAATAGAATAATCTTTCGTCAGTTGGTTGTTCTTGAACTACAATAAATTCTGTTCTACCACTACATCCACAATTCTCAAATACCGAAACCAAGTTGGGTGTATATGCACTTGATATCCAATATTTTTCATAGGTGTAATTATTTTCAGGTACAACTGAAACCCCATAACAACCCAACGGATTTAATGATTCATCATATAGTTGAACATAATTACCAGCATAAGCATACATATTATACATTAAATCCGAATTGGAATGTAATGTTGCTCCTTCTACACAGGGTGTAAAATCATAATATAATATAGGGTGAGTTTGATAATCTTTTGTTAGTTTAACTAATTCAATATCACAAATAGATGGTTCTAATGCGTTAAAATTAGTTATCTTATTTATTCTAAAATAAGTGTTATTTATTAGAATTCTCTCATTCCATCTCAACCTCTCTATGTCAGAAGGTAATAGATATATCTTTGCAGCATATATCTTATTTTCCTCTGATATTAAATCATCAACATAAGGTTTATAATAGATGTCATATAAATCTTTAGCCTGAAACGCAAATTCTGCTGGTGTAATATTTGATTGATCTTCCCCTCTGAAATTTATGTAATGTGAGAAATTGTTGTAATTAAATGGATAGGTTGTAAATCTATTGATGTTTGTAAATCTATCCTGTTGGAACTCATCCATATACCAATACTGATACAACGAAATATTCGATTGTTCATTACATGGAGTACCTGATGAGGTTAGTGTAAAGTTTGCTGTTGGTGTAAATGGAATACCTGCTTCAACTGTTGTGTAATTAGCACAACCAGGAATTACTCTTGTACCAGTATTTACGAATTGATAAACTTGAACTTGATTACAATTATCATATCTAATATAACCTGCTCTGGTGACATTCAAGGTAATCCCTGATGTACAGAAAACTGTTGTCGCACCTGACCCCCCAACAAATCCGTAGTTATCCACAGGTATTGTTAGTCCTCTAAATGTAAGTTTTGGTAGTATCTTGAATGGAACGAATGTTTGTTGTGTCTGACCACTAATGTCTATCTGTTTAAGTTTAGACATTGAGTTCAAAGTTACAATAGGGACATAAGCATTGTTTATGGTTATGTCTATTGGTGATGAAAAGATATAATCAAACTTGGTAGTCGCATCCTTATAGGGTAAGTTCAATTTAATCTTGTCCGTTCCAAATATTCTGTTTGATTGACTTTGAAAATCTTTGTTTGCATAATCTTGATCCAATTTGAATTCGTACTCCAATGTCCCGTTTATAAGGGATGATGTTGGATACAAATTTTGGGTCTGTGAGAAGTCAATTTTGGTTGTCCAATCCAACACCTCACCCTTACCAATATAATCGATTATAGGCTCCACAATCAACTTCAAAGGGTCATCAGGATTGGGGACAACAACCATGTTAAAATACTTATTCATCGATGTGATGAAATCTATTTGTGTGTAGTCGTTGTCAGGGAATTCAAGGTTGTAATCTATAATTGCTCCATCAGGTAAAAATCTTGGACCTGATACAACCTCAAATAAAAAATTACTAATGTTGAGATATTGTCCATAGAATATAAATTCCAAATTGGAACTACCTGTCAAAACAAATTGCTGCTCAAATGATATGGTTGATGGGATACCATCACAAATTGAGTTTTGATATAATGTTACTGGTGGATTTACTGAATCATCAAAATTCAATCTGACAAATGGGTAAATTCCTGTCAGGAAATCACAACCTGATTCTGTCGGTTCAACTATAAAGGTGAATCTAAAAGTATATGTGCCTTGATATTCACTGGCTATTTTTAATGTGTCAGTTGTCCCCGTCCAACCTAATGTATTACATTGAACATTCTGACTTGGATTGGTTGAAATAGATGTTCCAATACCAAAGGTCAAACCAGTATTTACATAGGTATAACAAGGGGGAATTGCATTTTTGGGATAGATTGTCTCATCCGCAAACTTGAGTGGCATGTAAAATCTCCTGAAATAAGAGGTATTGAAAAACTCTGATTCAACCTGATAACCCGCTTCTCTAAAAATCGCTTCATATAATTCTTTTGCCTGAATTGCTGGCTTAAAATAATAGTCATTTACAGGGGTTAAATAATAGTCAAAATTACCAGGTTGTGCGCTATATGATATGACCCCATTATTATTATCTACTCTACTGAATTGAACTAATGGAGTGGTCTTTGAATTGACCGTATTTGCTGAAATATAATCATACCCAATATTGTATAATCCCCACATAGTTCTTCCATCCTGATATGAATAATTTGTGTTACCAGTTAAAGGGAATAAATCAGGGTCAATATTGGATTCTAATATAACCGATGGTGAATAGGGGTGAGACAAATAAGATAGATCTAAATCAAATAGAAACTTGTCCCCTATGTTTGCCATCAAGTCCCCAACCTGATTGTAAAATGTCACCTGATAGATGATTTCATTATCGGCAATTGTAACCCCATTCAGACGAATATATCCAACCATAATTTCATACCCATCCCACATCAAAGTTGCATTGAACTTATTGTTGGGGTTGAAGTCAGTAGGTATTGCATTCAAGTCATAAAAAAAGTTGAATACCTGATTGTTTTTCTTTGAACCTGGTAATGAGAATGCTTTAGAAAAATTAGAATTCTTTTTGGTAATGTCCTGTAATTCTGCGAATGATAATGACAGCAATACTGGTTCATTTCTATAAAGATCTAAAAAGATATTCTCGTTATCTACTGTGGTTAGGATTCGTAACATATTAGAATGGTAAAATATAATCTCTGTAAGGTGATTGTCTCAATTCGATTGTATATTGGAAAATCCTTTCATATTTGTTGAGGTATTCTTTAACCTCTTTATTCTCAACTACGCAAGGTATTAGATATGGATAGATAAAATCCTGATTTGATGATGGTAGCCAGTTGTCCTCAATCTGATATACATAAGGGGACATCAATAATTGTTCAATAACATCAACATCATTTTGAACTACGAAGTTAGAATCAACTGTGACTAGTTCAGCAGCATCTCCATAGAATACGGTTTGACCTGCATCATAAGATTGTCTGTTCCACCATAAAGTGTTTAATGACTTTTGAGAGGAATATACCTTCTTATTCACAGCATATCTCTTGGTGTATTTTTTGGTGAATGTATATGTATCCCAAATCCCTTGTCTATTCAAGAATAAGAATGATACTGGATCGTTGAAACATTCGTCCCCAACCATCTTATACTGCACGATTTCTGATGATCCATATACATCATAATCATATCCCAACACATCATTAGACAAGAAGATTGCAACATCAGAATCAGTCCTGATTACAGGGTTTGGTTTGAATATTCCATACGCAATTCGTTGAGACAAATATGAGTATGGTGCTGCGGTTTGAGCATTTGCTCTTGCGGTAAAATTGATTGGGTTTGATTGTATTGTATCATAATTCATCTGACCATTCCCCTGTGTCTTTTGTAGATACATAATACCTTTGACAGCATCTGTATTGTTAAATAGGGGATTTCCACCATACATAAATCCAACGATAATTGGACATTTGTAATAGTGAGTTCTAAATCTTGTCTGATAGACATTAGAACCAAGTATTGTCATAGGGATTGTTTCAGATCCAAATGTACTCATAAAATTACCTTGAGTTCCACCAGTGCTCATCTGATATTGATAGACATCTGTATTGAGATAGTTTTTAGATCCATTCAGATTCGTTCCTGAATAGTAAAACATCTTGGACATTTGCTTATTCTCTTGAACTCCAGGCCATATCATAACTCCGTATGGTTGGTTTCTGGCATCTGTTAAAGATAATGATCCACCTGTGTATCCTGTGTATTGTGAAAAGTTGGTTGGGATTGTTGTTATGGTTTGTCCTGATTCGGTGTATTGCACCCCAAATAAGAGACGATATTCGTTGATGTGATAGATGTTATCAAATCCTTCATAACCCCCGTTAAAACCATTCGAAAATGAGTATGTGGAGGTTCTATCATTGACGATGGTTGCCTGTGATGTGTTAGCAGATATGGATGTAGTTTGAGAGTCAGCAACCCTTACCAAATATGGATCTTGAGTTGCTGTTCCTGCTGATAGATTAGAAATCCCACCCATGTTTCTTGGGTTCTTATCTACTAAGTTATAGATCACCGATTCAACATTGAATATACAATTACCATATTGATTAGGTGGGACTAAAAGTCGTGATACCTTACCAAAATCCTGAGTTGAACCAGAGTCATTTTGATATGGATTTTTATAGATATCAACAACCAATCTGATGTCGGTGTATGCCGAATAATCATTCATCACGACATTCCATGTGTGGTCTGCGTGTGATGGGGTTGCTTCCAACGGACTTTGTCTTATATTTAATGTTAAACTCATTCTATTATATTTGTGATGGTAATTCTTTATTGATAGTTTGTACTAAGAAGTTATTTACATCCTCAGCAATCATAGCATAAATCTCTTGTAGTTCATCTGCTAATTCTGCTGGTGGATTATCAACAAAATCTAATAATCCATCAAGTCCTTTATCATAAATATTGGAAGGACAAATACCAAACTTATATATGTTTGTTTGTATGGCAAACGCAAAACTTAGATTGGGAATAAACTGACCCTTCTTATTTCTACCTTTTAATCCCCTAACTTTTATCCAATCGAGAATGGCTTTTATTGGGACTCTCTTTTTCTCTTTTCTACGACCCAAATTGACATTCTCAAAATAATCTACATAAGATATTTCTAATGTGGGGTTTCCATCTGTTCCATTTATTACCTCATAATCTATGGATTTTAATAACTTACCTGATGCAACCTTATCCCCCAATCCCCTCTGTGGATTACCATAGGGAAATTGTTTTTTCTGTATTTCATTCTTGATGTATCCTGTAAATAATTTACCGAATTCTTCAAGTGCTTGGGTTGTTAAAGGTAATGGAGCCAGTTGAAACATATCTTATGGGATTGGACAATTTACTAAAATAGCTGATTGATTCAAGAATGCTAATCTATTGGTTGTCGTTCCTTTATAAGATGTAAATTCACCAAATATAGCATATACCCCGTTATTCAATACCTTATTAAATATTTGAGTACCAAAAATTCCTATTGGACTGAATCCTGTTCCTGAATTAAATGTATTATCAATAGATCCGTTGCTGTTCAATCTAACAATACCTCGAGTAGTTACTCCAAAAACTTGATTAAAATTACCAGTAATTAAATACTGACCTCCAATATTACTTATACCACTTACATCAGGAACTCCACTAGTATTAAATATAGCTGTTGAGAAGGTATTATCTAATGTTCCATCAGTATTTAATCTTATTAAATTGAATACTGATGTTCCTGAATAATTATTAAAGTTTCCTCCCACCATTATTTTACCATCAGGATCTATGATAGTTGAACTGATTTCAATACCACTTACAAAACCATTTGTTGAGAAACTATTATCTTTAGTTCCATCTGTATTTAATCTAACTAATCCGAATTCACCAGCAAATAACTGGTTTCCTCCAACTATTATTTTTCCGTCTGATTGAATAGATATTGTCCGTACTTGATTAGTAAAGCCAGTTCCTATGTTGAATGTATTATCCACAGAACCATCACTTTCTAATCGTATAATATTGTTATAAGATATTCCACTATAAGAAGTGAAATCACCCCCTACTATAATCTTACCATCTGATTGTATTTTTAGAGTATTGATATTAGAACCTGAATTAAATCCTAATACACTATTAAAGGTATTATCAAGTGTTCCATCAGTATTTAGTCGTGCAATACCTCTAGCAATAATAGTACCGTCAAACTCCTCAAAAATACCCACTACGATGATTTTGCCGTCAGGTTGAACTACTCCATCGAATATTGAATTATCAAATCCTGTTCCCGCTGAAAAACTATTTATTGTAGCATCACTATTTAATTTTACAATTCTTCCTTGAGATATACCTTGATATTCTGTAAATCGACCTCCTATTACCATCTCTCCACTTGGATATTGTACAAGGAACTCTGAAACATCATTAAATCCAGTTCCAGCAGAATAACAAAATCCTATTGGTGTAGAACTTGGTGTTGGTGTGTGTGTTGGTGTTTGTGTTGGGGTTTGTGTAGGACAAACAACTGGATATGTAATATAACCTTGTAAATTTTGACCTGAAGCAGGGAAATTGATTCCACCAATTTCAACAAATTGACTGGATGAAAATGGAAAGTTAAATAAACTATTACTTCCACCGATCCAAGTTGAACCAATATTTAAGATATTATTTCCCTGTTCCATACTATGCCATCCTTGTAATGTTCCTGTTGTAGTAAAACGAACATAAACAGTGTTATAATCTCCACCATCAAAATATTGGAATATACTATAATTTTTACCATCAGGAGCAGTTCCCAAAACAACATATCCTGAGTTTGCAAAATTACTTACAACATAACCTGATTGGAATGTTTGACCTGATGCCAAATATTGTCTTAAATAAGTTCCATTATCAAAAAGAGGACTAGTCGAATTAGTTACAATAAACTCTTCAGGACAAACAACATTTGGTGTTTGAGTAGGAGTTCTTGTCGGAGTTTGTGTGTTTGTTGGAGTTTGTGTGTTGGTTGCAGTATTTGTTGGAGTTGGTGTTTGACTAGCGGTATTTGTTGGAGTTGGTGTTTGACTAGCGGTATTTGTTGGAGTATTCGTAGGTGTTACGCTTGGGGTTTGAGTATTTGATGGTGTCGGAGTTGGGGTAACCAAACCAGGTGTCTTTGTTGGAGTTGGTGTTACCGTTGGTGATACAAATGGATTGAATGCAGCATCACATCTATCAAGAGGTGTCTTCACTTCGATCGTTACTTCAGCAACCCATCCCCCTAATAAGTCATCATATTTTTCTAAAAATGGGGTGCAAACAATCGGTGTATCCAAATAATATAACTCATTGAAATTACCTAATGACTCAGAAACAGATAATCTAAACTGACCCAATATGTCATCCATAATTTGTAGTGTATCTGATAATACATCTACTTGGTTTTCTAAACTTCTCTGTATAATGTCTGATACAATGAATGTAAATTTATATTCCATAAATCCAAACTTCTGTATAACATCATTTGGTATAACATAAAAATATGGATAGTATGGTGAGTTGAATTGTGTATTATCTTCCTTCAACCTCATCTCATTCCAATAGGTAAATTCATCCATCTTACCAAATCCATAAGATTGAATCTGTTTGTGATAATCCGACAATATTCTAAAATCGTCTGTAAATGTTTTTAAGTTGATTCCGTTGGGGTGAGTGATAGACGCACCAGTCCATTCATTAAATGCCGCAGCACATCTGTCTAATGAAGTCATTGTCTTGATTCTCAATAGACCATTCCAACCATTTAGATCGTCATCCTGTTCCCCCAAAAAGGGGGTACATAAAACATCATCATCAACATAATATTTGTCGTAGTAATTACCCAATATATTTGTTGTGGATAACCTGAATTGAGATATTACATCTTGAAGTATTTGTAAGGTGTCTGACAATGTGTCCTCATTATTCTGTAATGAATCTTCAACAATATCTGATACTGTTGTATTGAACTCCCAAACTTTATATTGTAGGTCATTCTCAACCTTTGATGGAACGATGTATAATAGGGGATAATATGGAGATTGATATTCCGTATTATCCTCTTTTAATCTTGATTGTGTCCAATAGGTTAGTTGATCAATATCCCCCAATCCAAACGAATTTAATTGTTTGTGGAAATTAGCCAGTTTTTCGAAGTCCGTTGCCAGTGTCTTAAAATTGACTTCCTTTGGAGTTGGACTTGGGGTTGGAGTTGGTGAGGACATATTATTTGTTCTGTATCTGTTTTATTTTTTCTTCTTGCTGCTTATTGTAATCCATAAGGAAAGAAAGATGATTGAGACAAGCCACAAGGGGGAGGTTAGTAACACTATCAATTTTCCAAACTTTGTTTTCTGCGAGGAAACTAATCGCTTGATACCATCCCCAAAACTTGCCCATGCTATTTTGGTTCTCATCATCCACCACATCACTGGACTCTTGGAATAAAGTGTGGTAAGTTCTTGCAAGCCCTTTCCCAAATTCAACAAAAAAAAAATCGCTGATTCTATGTATTTCACTGGTAGATCCTTGAAATCTTCAATTCTTTTTTTGATGTCAGAGTTTCCATATTCAACCCCATCTTCACAATATAAATACCCCGCCAGTTCATTTAGATTAGCAACCTTATATGGTTCATCCTTTTTCATAAATGTATCAATATCCACAAATTGACCGAATGATACTTTATTCAAATCAACCAAATTGTAGGTAATCCCCTTATGTTCGATTGTGGTAAATAACTTTTTGGATTCCTGATTTAGATACCTCCACAACTTGTCACCAGCAATTCTAATTTCAAGTGCGTCAGCACTTTTAACTTCCTTCATTGATAATCCTGTAACCTCAGAAATCATTTTGACATACATCTCTTCCTCATCTAAAAGGTCTTTGTATATCATCACATTTTTCCATGATTCTATGGTTGGCTCTTTAACTTCGTATTTCTTACCCTCGTGCTCTATGTAGGTCGTTTCCATATCTATAAATATCTTTTATTTTAATCTCTCATTTTACATCACATAGACCCCTGTGTTTCTCATTACCTTCATTTGTAGAATATATCTGAGCGGATCTAATAAGTGATTGTGATGGTCTTCTGGTTCATCAATGTTTTTATTGTTCTTGTCTTTTTTCCATACATAAGAGTTCAATTCTTCTAATAGATTTTTTGAATCCTTATGAACAAATAGATTGTGTCTTTTGATTTGATCGATACCTGACAAGATGGTATCCTTCTTCACTGGCTTTGCATTTATCCCCGCCCTTGACATTTCTGATATTGCCTGTGGGTTAGCACTATCACAAATGAAATCGTCTGTTAGATTGATTCCTAAGTCCTTTATTTTATAAATGAAGTCGGGGATTGTAACATTCCTCAAATACAACAGTTCCTTACAATAAATTGAATCCCCAAGTTTATAGGTTTGAAGTAAGGTGCATGGATCTTCATACCCAAAATCGACTGAGTATCCCAATAGTTTTGCTCCCTGTGGTAATTCATCATATATCTGTTGATGACTGAATACAACTCTTGTTGGAATACCCTTCTGACCCAAACCAAATACCCTCCATAAGTTAGGATCTCTATGTTGTAGTTTCTCTATTTCTTCAACTTGTTGTTGGGGGAGGAATGGATTGTCGAGGTAAGTTACAATAGTATAAAAAGTGTCTGATTGTGATTCCATATCATACAACCAAGATTGCCATAATGATGGGTTGAAATCTAATATCATTCTCTCACTTGTTCGTAATGATAGTTGGACATATTCATCATAGGTTATTTCTGTTGCCTCATTGACAAAACAAATATCTCTCTTGCGTCCGCGTATCTTTTCTTCCAGATCAAGTGAGAACCATTCTATAATGTTTGACCCAATCTCAACATAACCATCCACAGAGTGCCATTTGTTGGAGTCATACATATCTAATTTTATTAGTATGTCTTTGAGATCTCTGAGAACTGAACCTTTGAGTGCTGGTAATGTCTTACGAACAATAGAATAAACTTTGTTCTCCTCATTGAGAATGTTTATCACCATCCATAAAATAATGTTATATGTTTTCCCCGCACGAGAAGAACCCTGAAATACATAGTTTCTGTAATCAGGGTTCAATAGGTCTTCAAAGGTCTGTGTGGTTTGTATCTTCAAAGGTTATTCTTTAACTTTAATCGTCACAGGTTCTGTCTGTTCTGATTTTGATGCCTTCCACTCTTCGTGTTTTTTGTATGCGAAATTGACTGCTTTTTGCCAGTTGTCTTGGTTCTGTGCGTTTCTATCTTTTACTCGTTTGTTGTGGGCTTTTCTCCCACCTCTTACTTTGCTTCTCGGCATAATTTTATCCTTGAGATCGATACTTACTTACTGGTTTATCTTTGGGGGATCTAAACTTCTTATGTTTCCCCACTCGTCTTTTACCGAAGGTCACCTTCCGTGATACTGCTGCTTTATTTGCTTTGGTCGCCATCTATTGCCTTTTTAATAATTTCAATCTCAATCTTTTTATTGGAGTCAATCTTTTCACCCTGAGTTGTAATATCAATCTTATTCTCAGCGTTCCACTCGTCCTTAAATCTATTGCGAAGTATTAAACTGTAAAGTTGTGAATTTACCTGTTTTGATGTTCCTGATGCAAATGAGTTTCTTGAAATAGAAACCCACCAAGCATGCGATAAAGTCCTCATCTGTGAGACGATTTCCGAAAATTGAGATTCTTCTTCCATTAAACGATAGAATGTATCATTGGAAATGTTTAGATATGCTTTGATATCCACATCTAACATTCCCTGTTCCCCCATCTTTATGAGTTCTGTTTTCCAATCTTTGGGAAACTCATCAATAGTTATTTTGGGTCTTCCAACGGGATTACCAGTTGCTCTACTTGGTCTTCTAGCCATGTTGTAATTGTTGGTCTAGTTTATTGATATGAGTTTTCAAATCATTCATACAAGGGATATCACAGTATCCATAAATTGCTGGTCCTCCTGTTCTGATTAGGAGTTGATATACAAAATCTCTTTCTACTTGTTTCTTATCTCTTGCGTTGATATAATCCTTCGCTCTTATTACTTCCTCTATGGAGTAATTTAAGGGGGCGCCAGCAACTTGAATTACCTGAATTGGTGTTATCCCCTTCGGGACTAGTTTCTCCTCTGTATTGGTCTTATTTTTACAATTGCACATTTCGTCTTTCTCTTAGTATTTTTCTAATTTTATTGATGTCCCTACTAACACTATTGAGAGGTATTGTTGT